GGAAACCTCTGATGGTGTTGTTGTCGCAAGTCGGTGTAAGATGTAACGGTGACTCAGTCGTTACAAATTGTGCTCTATTCTTGGATTGTGGTAGGACTGCTACCGCCCCATCCTAGTTAATAGACTTGAATAAGCCAGGGCGTTATGTTCAAAGGGAATACACTCGATTTATAATAGAGCGTGGGTATTCGGGTATAAGCATCGCTATGAACACCTTGGAGCTTTTATTGCCGTCTCCGGGCAGGCGAGTTTTATGTCATCCTGGGACGGGGCTTCTTTATTAGAGAATGAAATGAGAATTGAGAACTCTATCCCTCACAAATCTGTAAGAATCTGTAAGTTCAGGAATTTCATCAAAATCTCTTCCACCTCTTATAAAGAAGTCCTTAATTCGTCTCCGATAGGTCTCAAAAACTTCTTCTCCATGAAGAGAGAGTTCTTTCAACGTTTCGGCAACATTTGAATAGAAGATTGTTAAATACATAGTCTTCTTACTCCATTGACATATCTCTAAAGCTACATCTAAACGTAGTGGAGCTATCCACAAACCTCTACTCTCACTATAACGGAAAGATCTTTTCAAAAATTCTAAATCCTTTATAGGTCTGGTTTTAGAAACCGCCGTTCCCTTCTGGGCAGTGGTATATCTTAAACCAAGCGAGATCATATCTTCACTAAGAGTTAACTGATTAAAATCTTCTACTATAGCGGGAGATATAGACCAAATGTTGTCGTCACCCAAGACGAACAAAGTTACGTGGTCATAGAATCGTTCATACCAAAATTTCTTATTCTTATAGAAACAGTAACGAAACGCTACTAAATTATATAAGCAATTTAGGAATGTTGTAAATGGGTTTCCAGAAGGATTACCTGAATGTTGTTCATATATGACATCCCAATAAATATGGCGAGCAAACATTATCTCATCGAAAAGTTGTCTCCTTATTTTATTGTTAATCTCATCGGTATCTCCAATTATGCGGATTATCATCTCACATATTTCATTAATAACTACAGCAAGTAAAGAACCATCATAACCTTTATAATCACCGTCTCCTCCTTCGGGGTTGCGTTCATATAAAAAGTTATATATTTGGTGCCACTCTTTTGAGTAGGCATTGACTCCAACTGCACATCCATTTACAATTTTATTATCTGTTAACCATTCAATGAATGTTCCGAAAAACATCTTAAAGAGTGCGCAGAAGTCCAATGGGGCTCCGTTGAAACCGCGGGAAGCTCCACTGGCGACTTTTTCTTTAGACCTTCGTTCGTCCTTGAGATTATCTGTAAATAATATCAAAGGACGTTCATTAGCTAAGAATTTGTCCACTATGTCATCGATTAACTTTTGTAAAATCGGAAGACCTGGATTATTCTCGTCACGAGGGTATTTATAGAAAAGATCCTTTTTCAGGTTAGGATGAGTAATCTTAAGAGGAAAACCTACAGATGACGAAGCATTCATAGATTTTATACTACTGCCTGGTATACCGTAACACACTTCCTCCAAAGTTAATAATCGAAAATCATGATTCTTAGTACTTTGTTTCAAGAGAAAACTTTCCAAGTCTTCAACAGATCTCAGTAAAGTATCTCTATCTACAACTACAGGCTCACACTTATACTTCTCTAACATAACATGATACGGGTTTATTTCAACCTCATTCCTCATGATTGTACGTAGTAAAGCGGGAGCAGTTAAGGGTATGTTATACTCATGATGAGAGTGTAAAGGAGATTTCCTAATCTCTGACCAATTCCCAGTATTGTTAACTCTACCTTCTGGATCTCCACCCATAACTTCAAATGTTCTCTCAATTGCTATCTCCATATTTTGAGGAGTAGTAAAAATAGTAGTATCTGAAGTTTCCTGGATTAAATCCGTGCATAATGCTATAATTTCTTGGGTTACTATAGTACAAAAGCCAATTCCTTCTAGATCCAACGCCGAAACGTGTATACCCAATATTCTTCGACTTCCAAGACGCTCAACGCGAGCAATTAATGGAGCACCACAGTCACCTTCTTCGGTTAGACCTTGGTACTTAATTGTTCTAGTTAAGAAGTACTCTTCTTCATGCACGTTGTAAATCACATTGATTTTATTCGCAACACTATTAGTACTTATAATACTTGTTTGTCGATGAGGACTTGACATCATCGATGTAAAAGAATTTGTCAGCAAAGATAAATCTCTCTCTGCAACAAACTTGTCAGAAATGTCTTTAAACATCGGAAAACCTTTAGGGAACTTGACAAAAGCCAAATCACAATTATCTACATTGATATCGTACACACATTCCATCATTTCTCCCATCTTGATAGAAGCTTTGTGAATATCTCCACAAAACA